AGAATCCCCAAGAATCATTAAAGAAGTGGATTGGTAGCGTTGCAAAGAAAGAAATGAAATATAAATCATTCAAAGACATTTTAGATTCTGACGAATACAAACAATTATTAAAGTATCTTGAAACTAATGAAATGGAACAAATGGATGAAGAAATTCAAAGAATTAAAAAAATTATAGGTTAAGGTATTGTTTAATCAGAAATAAATACTTAAGTTTGTACTGTTAATGTGAATATAAACTTTTAAACCCCCATTATTTAATATGGAACAAGAAGAAAACAAGGAGATGGTGATGTACGCATACCGTAACTCTGAAGGTAAACTATTGTGGACATCCAATTTGGATTTCGCTCAATTAAGAGCAGATTCTTACGGGACATTCAAAGTTTACGAGGAAAAAACAAAAATCTAAAAAAAGTTCACAAAGTACTTGACAAAACAAAACAAATGTCGTAACTTTGTAAAACATTTCAGGAGTGGTAGACACCACATAAAAATTGGGCGAATGTCAACGTTACCAAAACCTGAAAAAAAAACAAAAAAAGATTTGACAGATTGAAAAAAATGTCTTACCTTTGTAAAACATTTGAGATGGGAAACGATTCAGATACAAGTCTCAAAAAAAAAGTTCACAAAGTACTTGACAAAACAAAATAAAAGTCGTAACTTTGTAAAACAAATCGGAAACGTCCGATATCGTTCTTTGAAAGATTAGATATCCATTCAGGATTACCAAGAGTGTCGGTGATATTATCCACCGATTAAATGACAGAAAGTTCGCGGCTTGAAGTAAACTGATAAAGATATTGGGCCGTATATAGTCCATAAAATAAACTACGAAAGTAGGATAAAGTGAACCCTTAAGTGTGTTGGGTTTGCGGTTTAGGAAACTGAACTTGAGTATACAAGCGGGATACCGTGTAACCTTTAGTACCGAGGTCAACGATGTAGGGAAAATGGTTAGACGATTGGGCGATGTGGGTCGTCTGATTGAGATGGGAACATCAATAGGAATAACCCGTAGGAATATTGCAAAAAATATGATTATCCGATTATATGATTGCGTGTTCCAATATGATAGGTGACTTAAAACCGAAAGGTATGACAACAAACAGGTGGTGCTGACATTGTCCCTGACGGAACTCTACCAAGGGTTTAGTTTTGAAGTAATCTTGAGATATGGGAATGGGGACATTTCAAGGAGTAGTTTGGTATTTTGTTGTTCAAAAGACGACGAAGCTGACAGACGGACCACTACTTCTATCAATCCACGACACAAAAACTTTATTTTTACATTAGGAGTAAAATCATAAATAAAACTAAAGCAAAAGTGTCCGTCAGGTAATAGCGAAAGGTGACTACATAGTAATGAGCCGTTCATTGCACAGAAGGATCGCAAGTCTGACTGTATTCTTACCAAAAACCTCTATTCCCGCAAGGAAGAGTTGGGGAGGCATCCTCAAAGAGAGTTGAGTAATGAGAGAGTAGCTAGTACCTCAAGGAGTGATTCACCTAAATAATCGTCACTGAGGGTTACTTCTCAAAAGGAAGTGGATACGAAGGGAAACAATAATCCTTCAAAAGATTCTCAACAAAAACTGTAATCTCAGGTTTTTATTTTTTAGGTAAAACTTATTAAGTTAAAAAAATTAATTAGGGGCGATGTGAATCAGTCCCTTTTTTTGTGTTCTATATATTTATAATAAAAGTTTTATGAATATTAGAAAAATATTAATATCCGAACAAGAAAAAAATGAAATAAAAAATTTATATGGGGTTTTGTCTGAAGAGACATCTAATTATCTTCTTGATGATCCGTGGAAAGGTGGTTTTACCGTTATTAGTATTAAAGAAAAACCTGGAGATAAAATAGAATTAACAATTAATTTATCAAAAATTTATTCGGCAATGTATCGTACTATGGATCCAGAATTTGATGCACGATTAAAAGTACTTCAGGTTCCGGACGAAAAAAAGACAGGTAGATTAATATATCACAAACCAAGTGGAATGATTCAATTAATTCCGAATCCCCCAATTCCCAACGATAGTAAAACATCAAAAGAGATTATGTCAGATCTTAACGACACTTTTACCAATATAGTAACTACGGGTATTAATATTGGTAAATTCCAAGATAAAAATCTAATATCAAAACTTAAAGGTAAAAATTTAGGAGTAAAAAATAATAATAAAAAACCAAAAACATTTAAATTAAAATTATCTGACGAAGAAAGATGTGTGTTACCTGATGATAAATCGTGGAATTATGCAAAACAAAAAGATAGATGGTTTGCATCAAAAAATAATATTGATTGGTTTGATATAACCAATAAAAAGAAAGCGATTACCATTTTAAAAACAGGATGTAAATCATTAAAGGACTTTTTATCGTTTGTTCCTCCAGTTGTTACTGACGATAATAATATGGTACCACCTACCTCAATATAATTAAAAGGAACTTCGGTTCCTTTTTTTTTGTACATTAAAATAACATTAAAACATAACTTTACTACATAAAAAACCCCACCTGTGGAGATGGGGTTAATACTAAACCTTAGACATTATTTTGCAAAATTCTAACATTTCGTTATGTGTTAAATTGTTTTTGGCGTGATTACAAATAATACTAATAAATTGGATGTTACCTTTAATATACCCTTTATCACTATCTATTCTATCTAAAGACGCTTTTACGATGTTTGATCCTCCATCCTTTGGGTGGTTAAGTTTAACCCCACTATAAACACAAATTCCGTTTTGGAGAGTCCATTGATTAAATAAGTCTTCAATTGTTATATTAAAATTAGGGTCTCTTTTTTTTACTCGTCTTAAATGTTCTCTTAAACCGGTATAATCATCTTTTTTATTATCGGGAATTAAATATTTAGCGTTTGATTCCACATAATCCAATAAATGTTTATTGTTTACTTTACCACTACAAGATAATGAACAATAATTTTTTCTATTGATTTTTTTATTTCTATTAATTTCTGATTTATCCTTAAGGAATTCTAATCCGCAGTCAGGGTTAGAACAAATGGTTAACTCTTTTTTTCTTTTTTCCATTATGTGTGTTTATTATAAATATACACATCTCCACAAAAAAACCATCTCCACAAAAAAATGCATAAAAAAAACCTCATTTTTTAAGATGAGGTTTAAATAAGTGGAGGTGGAGCGACTCGAACGCTCGTCCATAACATCCCGTAAAACAAGGACTACACGTTTAGGTTGACATTTTCTAATGTCCCAAAATAGAAGGTTTTTTCACATCAGAACCGACAAACAGATATAGTCAAACCAAATTACCCCCTGACTATTAGAGGTTGTTCCTTTTTCGGGTAGAAACCACACCCTTTGTAGGGACTTCTGTTGCTAGGTTGTATGTCCACCGACCCCCGTTTCCGTATACTTATTAAGCTACAGTAACTTCAGAAGTACGAACTAATCCGATAACTTCCATTTTGTTTAGCACATTGCCATTTGTTTTTCTGAATCAGTTTTTAAGGAGATTAATTCAGTCCCCACGTGCCCTTTATTTTCAGCCGACATCTGTCAAATCCAAAAACACCCCCATAAATCAAAGAACTTTCGTTTCTATAAATACAAATATATGTAGAAAAGTTCATAAATCAAAATTATTTGATATTTATTTTTATATGGAGAAAACTAGTGAGATATATGATTTACTTTTAAGAGTGAAAAATGGTTATGATCCAGGATGGTCAACATATTTCTCAAGATATGACGATATTTTAGATGATATACGATTTAACGATAAATCACCAGGTTCAAGTACGGTTGTGATTAAATTTATGAGTTATGATGACTATTTCAAACTTTTTGATGAGGATGAATTATATGATGATGATATTCTTACAATACAATATTTTTTAAATGATCAATGGGAAAACGAATATGACTCGTATGAATTGACTCAACATTGGAATGGAGGGGATCTTCAAAATTATTTTAACGAGGAGAATTTGGAACTTATTAACAATATTGTATCTATATTTTCCAATAATTCCTCAAAAATGAGTTTTGAACAAAAGTCACAATTAATTTACGATAATTTTAGTGATGAGGTTGAATCAATAACATCAGAATGGTCGGAGATTGAACACAATTGTAAAATTAGTAAAATACAAGAACTATTATATGAAGAATTTGGTAATCAATTTTACACTATGGGTATTAGGGAGGAATATCCTTTGTATAAGTATAGGGTGACAGTTAACTCATTAATAAAGTTATTCAACATATTTAAACTTCAAGATAAAAATATTTCTGATGTCTTAAAAGAAATAATAAAAATTAATGGTGAATCTCACGGTTATAATTACAATGAAATGTATTGGAACACAAGTTGTGAAGATTTTGATGAGGAAAGTTTTAACAGAGATGCTAACTGGTATCTAACCAAAATCTATGACAAAATTTTAGATGATGATAAATATGTTGATGTCTACGAGTATTTCCACATTAAAGAATTAATTGAAAAGGAATACGGATTTGATAAATGGAATAAAATTAACACTAAAGACGACTTATACTTCAATGTTAATGAAATTGATACTGAAACAAATAAAATAAATATAACTATTAGGAGTAAAAATGGTGATGAAGATCGTTCTGTAACATATGACGAACTAATTAGATTACAAACTCAATACGAATTATTTAACGAAATACGAAAAATACAAAACAAAATTTTTTTAATTTGAAATAAATCCATATATTTGTGGTATGGAAAGAAATTATGAATTACTGAAAGAAGTTTTGTCGGTTCCCACAAAAACTTATCAAGAAGATTTAATGGTACAATATATCTGTGATTGGTTGGATACAAATAACATCCCCTATTATGTTGATGAATTTTACAATGTGTATGCAACCAAAAAAACTGACGAGAATGTTGAGTTTTTTCCTTGTGTTGTGGCACATACCGATACCGTTCACAATATTGATACAATCAATGTTGTTGAGGAAATGTTACCTGACGCACAAGGTAATGTCAAATTATCCCTAAAAGCGTATAACAACGAAGGATATCCAACAGGTATTGGTGGGGATGATAAATGTGGTGTGTATGCTTGTTTGGAGTTGTTAAAAGAACTTCCCAATCTTAAAGCGGCATTCTTTGTTTCTGAAGAGACGGGATGTAAAGGTTCATTCAATTCCGATCCAAAATTCTTTGAGAATATCGGATATGCAATTCAATTTGACGCTCCTGAAAACAATATGATTTCAGAATTTTTAATGGGTGTTAATATGTTTGATCGTGACAGTAAATTTTTTGAGGTTGGTGGTAAATTGATTACAGAACATTTCCCCTCAAATACGAAATACCATAAACATCCGTATACTGACATTTACCCAATTAGAACCAAGTATAACATTGCTTGTTTCAATATCTCAATCGGATATTATAGATATCATACCGCAAACGAATATGTTGTGGTAGAGGATGTATACAACGGAATTAAAGTTGGTAAATTGATGATTGACGAACTTGGTTATTCAAAACATTAAAAAGAAAAGGAGGTTATTCAACCTCCTTTTTTCTTCTACCTCTTTTCTTTGGTTCAGGTTTTACCCTTAACTCAATGTCTATTGTTTGTGAATCACCTTCACCTTTAACAAATAACATATATTCTTTTTCCACTGATACCTCATCAAGTAAAATCTTCTCCGAAATTAAATCCTCAATTTTATCCTGAATTGCTCTTTTGATAGGTCTTGCACCGTATTGAGTATCAAACCCCACCTTTGATATGAACTTAATTACAGAATCTTCGTAAGAAACATTATATTTCATATACTCCAATCTCTTAATTAATTTATCAACTTCCAATTTAACAATTTTATCAATATCATCCTCCTTTAATGGATTAAAGATAATCACATCATCAATTCTATTTAAAAATTCAGGTGAGAAAAATTTACTCAATTCTTTTTTAAGGATATCTCGTTTTTGTTCTTCCTCAACATAATCACTTTTTTTGAATCCGACTCCGGTACCAAAATCTTGTAATTTCCTAACACCAATATTTGATGTCATAATTATTAAACAATTTTTGAAGTTAATTTTTCTCCCCAAACTATCTGTAAGGTGACCATCATCCAACATCTGAAGTAATGTTGAGAATATGTCTTTATTCGCTTTCTCAATCTCATCAAATAAAATAACCGAATATGGTTTATTTTTAACTTGTTCTGTTAATTGTCCACCTTCTTCGTGTCCCACATATCCTGGAGGTGATCCAATCAATCTTGAGATGGTATGTTTTTCTTGGTATTCTGACATATCCACTCTAATCATATTGTCTTCACTACCAAAAATTTCTTTTGCTAATTTCTTTGCTAAAAATGTTTTACCAACACCTGTTGAACCCAAGAAGATAAATGAACCGATTGGTTTATTTGGATCTTTAATTCCAACTCTATTTCTTCTAATTGCTTTTGAGATTTTTCCCACCGCTTCGGATTGTCCAATAACCAATTCATTTAATGTTTGATCTAACCCAACTAAAGATTTTGTTTCATCAATTGTAATTTTGTTAACAGGAATTTTTGTCATATTTGAAACTACTTCATAAACTAACTCGGGACTAATTTCTTTCTTTTTGATTTTTAATTCCTCATCAAATTTTTTCTTTTCATCTTCTAATTTCCCCAAAATTTTTCGTTCCTTGTCTCTCAATTCCGCAGCCATTTCAAACTTTTGACTTTTGATAACTTGAAGTTTCTCTTCTTTAATATCGGAAGCTTGTTGTTTTAATTTTTCAATTACTTCGGGTAATTTAATATCCACTTGTGATCTGGCACCAACCTCATCAAGAATATCAAACGCCTTATCGGGAAATTCTCTATCCGTGATATATCTATCCGCCAACTCAACACATAAATCTAAAATTTCATCACTGTATAATACTTTATGGTGATCTTCATATTTTGATTTACTATTTTTCAAAATAGTCAAGGTTTCTTTTTTTGTTGATGCGTCAACAATAATCTTTTGGAATCTTCTTTCTAATGCTCCGTCTTTCTCAAAGTTTTTACGATATTCATCTAATGTGGTTGCTCCAACACATTGTATTTCACCTCTCGCTAATGCCGGTTTAAAGATATTTGACGCATCTAACGAACCTGAAGAACTACCCGCACCAACTATGGTATGAATCTCATCAATGAAAACAATAATATTTGGATTATTTTGGAGTTCCTCAATAATAACCTTCATTCTTTCTTCAAATTGTCCACGGTATTTTGTTCCGGCAACAATTGAGTTCATATCTAAAGATACAATTCTTTTATCTGATAAATTTTTAGGACAATCTCCTTCAAATATTTTCATCGCTAAACCCTCAACAATTGCAGTTTTACCACAACCAGGTTCACCTACTATAATTGGGTTATTTTTCTTTCTTCTTGAAAGGACTTGTGCGATACGCATAATTTCCTTTTCCCTACCAACTACAGGATCTAATTTACCTTCACTTGCAAGTTTATTTAAATCCTTACTAAAGTTGTCTAATACAGGGGTTCCTTTATCTGACGACTTTTTATTTTTGTCATCGTTATCCATATTCTCAATCATATTCTTAACTTTTTAAAAATGTAATTTAAAAAAAACAAAAAGTATATTATTTTGACATTTTGTCATTGACTTTTTTTATTTACTGACAAAATGTCAGTATTAATAGTTTGGCATAGATTTAGTGAATAGGGACTAAAAATAAACCTATAAAAAATAAAAAATGTTTAACACAATTTTTGACGAATTTTATTCATTCGCGAAACCAACTAACCAATTTCAAACTTATCACACAGATGAATCCACTGTATGTATTATGGATTTACCTGGGTATAACAAGGACAACTTAAAGGTTGAATTAAAGGACGGGACTCTGTCTGTTGAGGGGAATTTATCAATTTCTGTTGAGGGATTAGAATCTCCAATAAAAAAACACACCATTTCAAGATCCTATACCATAGGTAGTAAATATGACGATGAAAAAGTAACTGCGGAGATAAAAGATGGTATTCTTACGGTGACTCTCCCATTTAAAGACGAAAAGAAAAAGAAAGTGATTAGTTTGTTGTAATTAAAGATCCCTTCGGGGGTTTTTTTTTATATTGGTATATTTATATAAAAAACTAAAAACTATGAGTAAATCATTATTTACAATTGATTCTTCCGAAAAAGAAAGAATTTTGGAAATGCATCAAACCGCATTAAAAAACAATTACTTGAGCGAACAAGCAACAACTGGAACTACAGTGTCGTCAACAAAAATGGGTCCATTAACTACGAATGGAATTATATTAAATAATGGTTCAGAAATTACTTTAGAATCTTCTTGGGATCAAAAAGGGACTGAATCAAAAACTAATTTTACCGTATATCCTAGTTACTCTAATGATCCAACCACAGGTAAACCCTCAACAAATAGAATTTCAATATCATTTGTAAATAATCAAATTAGTGGACTTAACATTGGATTAGTTTACGATTGTACGACGAGACAAACAACTCCTAAACAAATACAATACCAAGACGAGTCAATGAAAAATGTGACATTAAAATTAATATCGGGAGGTAGCGTTCAAAGTAGAACCAACACAACAACACCTAATATTGTTCAAAATAGTATTAGTACGATGATAAAAAATCCTGGTTTTTCAACAACCCAAGGACCCGTATCGGAAATAATAACTAAATATTGTAAAACAAAATAAAAAAAAAGGACTCAATTTGAGTCCTTTTTTTTTTAATCAATACTTTTATATCCGTTGGATGATCCATCCACACTGCTAGTAAAATAAAAGGTAAATTTAGGATGTTTCTTATCTTTTTCATTTTGATTAATCACAATATGACTATTGACAGGTTTTCCATTTACTAACTCCACATCATTAAATGTAATAAAAATTAAACCTTTTTTTACCTGATAATCAATTACAGTTTCTGTCTCAATAAGTTTATCATTATAAAATAACATAATTTTTTTAGTATCTAAATGAATCACATATTTATTAGTTCCTCCGGATCTAAATTCTTTCACCAACATATTCTTTTCTTTAATAACATCTTCATAAGAAGAATATTTCCCACTATTAAATCCAAGATGATTTTTAAATTCTACCTCAATAGTTTGGGAATAAGAAACAAATGAGAATATAACCATAAACAAAGCAACCAACAAATTTTTCATAATTTTAATTTTTATATTATTTATACGAAGATAGACAAATTATTCAGTTATCCAAAATAATTATTACATTTTTTTAAAAAAAGTTATGGGAATTACAAAAGAAGAAATATCAGGAACATCAATCATAAACGAAATTCAATCAAGTAATATTAAGAAAACCGTTTACGATACTATCACTAAAAAATTATTGGTAGAATTTAATAATGGGACAAAATATGAATATGACGAGGTTCCCCACCAAACATATACACAGTTTAGAATGACGGATTCTCAAGGGAAATTCTTCAGCACCAAAATTGCAAAAGCATTCAAATACAAGAAACTGTAAATAAATCAAATAATCATTATATTTATTATTAATGGATAAATACAATGATATACTCTCAAGTTTTAAAGTTCAAAAAGAACTAAACCCTAAAATTTGGGATGGTAAAGGTGATAAATCTAAAATGAAACCTGAAATTAGAGAAAGGTTACTTGAGATTGCTTACGAGTTTATTGATTCTTTAGGTGTTGATATTGTTGTTACAGATATTATAATGACAGGTTCACTTTCTAACTATAATTGGTCCAAATACTCCGATGTTGATTTACACATAGTTGCAAACTTAAACCAATTCCAACCCAATCAAATTGATTTATACAAAGAATTTTTTAACCTTAAAAAAATCATATTTAACAATAATCACGATATAACAATATATGGATACGATGTTGAACTTTATCTTCAAGATGAAGAAGAAACTCATTTCAGTAGTGGAGTATATTCCGTATTATTTAACGAATGGGCTAATAATCCCAAAAAAGAATCTGTTAGTATTGATAAAGAACAAATCAAGAATAAAGCAAATCAATGGATGAATATTATTGATGGAGTGATTGATAATATGAAAGATGAGGACATTGATACCTCCAAAGAAATAATTAAAAAATATAAAGACAAGTTAAAAAAATATAGAACCTGTGGATTGGAAAAAGATGGAGAATACTCTAACGAAAATTTGGTATTTAAAATGTTAAGAAGAAATGGGTATATTGAAAAATTATACAATTTTGGTAATGAATTTTTAGATAAAAAATTATCAATTAATTAAAAAAAAATGCCATATTTAATCGTTGTGTTAATAAACGATGATTATGATATATTTATATAATAAAAAATAATTTTATAAAAAAAACACAAAATGGGAAGTTTAAGACCGATAGGTAGTGAAAAACTACAAGGAATGGATAAAATCAAGAGAATTATTGAAATTTCTCGTTATAATGAACATATTCCAAACCCTGTAAATGAAAACGAATCAAAAGAATATTCTCGTTCTCTTGCCGATGGTAATAGATATGAAATAGTTAAAGAAAGATTGGGTTATATCATTAAGAATCAAATTTCTGAAGGTGTTTCAGAATATATTGATCCGATGAAACATAGAAAATATTATCCATCATATTCTCAAGCATTAAAAAGATTAAATTTAATGGCTAAAGAATTAAATGTTCTTCACGAAAATAAAGAAGAAGTTTCATTGTTTGGTGAAGAGAAAAAATATTACCTTAAAAGAGATATGACGGAGAAGTTAGATATGGATCCAAATAGTATGGATGAACTTGACGAACAAGCTCCCGTCCCAGCACCCGCTCCGGCACCCGCACCCGCTCCGGCACCTGTTGCATCTCCGGCACCCGCTCCGGCACCTGAAGAAATGCCTGTAGAACCTGAAGGAGAATTTCCAGCACCTGAAGAAGGTATGGAAGATGGTGAGATGGAAGACAATGAAGAAGAAGTTACATTTAAATCAATTCAAAAATTAACAGGGAAATTAGCACAAAAAATTCGTGACTTTGATTCAAAAGGTGAGGATGAAGACGAATCTATGGATAGTAACGATGTTAAATATGTTATCAATTCAATTTTATCGTCATTAGATTTGTCTGTATTAGATGAGGACGATGTTGATGAAATCCTTTCTCGTTTTGAAGGAGAAGAAGAAGGAATGCCGTCAGAAGATGGCATGGACATTGAAGAACCTATGGAACCATCACCTGAAGGAGAAGAAGAAGGAGAATTACCTCCACCTGCTGAAGGAGAAATGGCTGAAATGGAAAACTTGGGAGATAAGTTTATGAATAAACTTAAAGGTGCTTATACCTCATCTATGAGTAAAAAATTACCTGGTATGGACGAAATGTTTGACGAAGATGATATGGAAGATTTTGATATGGAAGATTTTGATACGGAAGATGATGATTATACTATGAGAGGTGCGAGAAAACACAGAAGAATGTATGATAATGAAGGTCATTTATCTCACGGAACATTTGGTGAATCTAAAGTTGATAAAATCATTAAGAAATATTTTGAAATTGACGATAAAGAAAAACAATTAAACGAAGAAAAAAGAAGACAGAATTTAAGAAATCACATTTCTGAAACTAGATCAGAAATCAAAAGATTATCAGAAACAATTAGTCAAGAACGAATTGCAATTAAATTTTTGAGTGAGAATAAAAAAGCGAGTTTAATTGGAATCACGAATAAGAAAAATTTAATATTCAAATTAAACGAAAGACAGTATAAAATTTCACCAAAAGGAAATGTTATATGAATAAACTAATATACATCAATGGTTTAGGTCCAAACTACAAAGGTGATAATATTTACGAATTTATATTTTCAGACACTTTAGAAGTTTGGGGTGAAAATTGGGATTCAAAACCAGCAAATGGTTACCCACTTCCTCCTGACATTGAATATGTTAAAAAAGTTGGTGTATTAAGAAACGGAGAAATAACATTGGAATTAATACAAGATTCCGATGTTTTTTCACTTATAGACGCGACTGATGATGTTATCGCATTAGGTTGGGAGAAAGAAACTGAAGAACTTGATTTCTCTATAACAAAAAGGTTAGTATTCAAATTTGGACAAACCGAAGAAGAAGTAAAAAATAAATTATATGAACGAGATATCGTTCTTGAGTTTGAAAAAAAAGTAGTATATGAAAACTAAAAACCCTATAACCGTATTGTTGGAGAATGGAATTCATTTTTCCACTTTAACAAATATGTCAGAAAACCAAATTAAAATTTTGGCAGAAAGATTTAAAAAAGAAGAATCTAAAGAGCAATCGTCGGTACCGGCTAACACAACACCGATAACGACAACAACAACCGAATATTTGGTTAAACCAAATTCTAAAACAATGGTTAATGGTTCCGAGATTGATACAACAGGTGGTAAAACGGTAGTAAGACCTTTAAAAGAAACCGAAATAACTGAAAAATTTGAATCTAAATCTCAACAAGGATTATTTTGGGCAAAATGTAATAACTCTAAAGGTAAAGAAAAAACAAAGTGGTGTAAAATGGCGAAAGAGTTTTCTGACGACACAACTAAAAAAGATTATAAAAAAATGCCGGAAAAGATACATCCTGAAAAAACTGTTGATTATAAAAAGAAATCTCAAAAAGAAAGTTACGAAAAATTCCTTGAGGATAGAATAGTTGAGATGGTTCACAATCACGTAAACCCTAGATTAACTAAAGGTGAGATTAAAAAAACAATCCAAGAAAAATCTGAAGGTATGATGTTGAGGAACCCGAAAAGAAATACTATGTTTTCTAAAAATGAAGGTATGGAAATGAAAAAAATGGGTAAACCAATTGGTAGAATGTTTTCCGCAGGTAAAACACCTATGGATGAACAAGGAACACAAGAAAAAGAAAGAACTAAAGAAAAAGAACCCGGAACAAAAAATCCACCAAAAAGAAGAGGTAACCCCTTTAAAAACCCAAATCCTGGTGTAAAAGAACAACCAAGAGGTAATAGTAAGGATGATGTTAAAATGACTTTTATGAATCAAATTAAACAAGCGTTAAAATAATAAAATGGTAGATAAGGACTTAGAAAGATTAATCAGGAAGATAATAAAAGAAGCACCTGTAGATTATGGTGATTACCCTGAAAGAATGGACCCAAAAACTCAAAGAAGAATTGAGGATCCTGAAAACATATACGCAAAAAACAGAGCGTTTAAAGGTGGAGTTTCTGATGTAGAAAAAATTGCCGGAACAAGATTTAAAGAGATTGTTAATTATGTTAAAAGATATTTTAATACTCAAGAGAATATAACCGATCCTCACGTTATGAGATCTATTATGATGGAACAAATGAGAGCAGTCCAACAATCAATGATTATTGAAACATCTCATAAAGATAGATTAAAAGATTTGGCGGTAGAAATTGCGGCAAAAGAAGAAGGATGGTTGGATTATTCATTAACTATGAGTGATGCAATTGAAAACGGAGATGTTAGTAAATCACCAATTCAAGGTGCGGGAACAAGATACGGATTTGAATTTATCAATGTTGATGCGTTCTTAAACGAAAAAAAGATTAATCCAAGTCAGTTCCAAATGAAAGAAAAGGATTTACCTAAATTGCAACTTCCACCAAATTTCTCATTTGATATTGACGAATTAACTCCCGAAGAACAAAGACAACTTGAGATTGAAAAGAGACACGTCATTAACGCATTGATTCAAGGTAAGGGTAAAAGAGGACAATTCTCATACCAAGCTTTTAAAGATAGATTAGATGAGATTGATCCAAGATTGTATTCTTTATATAACAAAATAATGTCAGCTAATGACTTAATGTATTTTACTCAAGAAGATTTAATTGAAATGATGGGTGGAAACGCCGCTGGTTCATCTAGTGTTGAGAGTGATGATGAAGACGATGAAGAAGGTGGTGAAGAAGGTGAAGGAATGGATGTTGTTGTTGCAAATGGTTTAATATTCCCAATTTTATTACACGAATTAGTTAAAGGTTTTGCATCAGTCGCATCAAGAGAACAATGGAGAGATATGGATCCGTCAATGGCTCAAGATGTTATGGGTAAAACTGATGTATTCTCAAATGAACCAATGCAATTTAGAGTTGGTGCGGAACTTGTGAGAAAGTTAAGAACATTATTACCTGATGAATTAATTTTAGACGAAAGAAGTAAGGTTTATATTCCTTTCTTTGAAAGAATCCTTTACGGTATCCCCGCAGAAAGATTTCTAAAAGAAATTATGTCAAATGTTGTATCTGAAAGAGAGGAAGATAATAATAAAGTAAGAAGAACTTTTGAGGACATTCTTAAACGTGCAAAATCTGATTACCAAAAATATAAAGGTAATGATGAGGATGAAGACGAAGAAGAAGATGATAATGATATCTTATCACAATTAGGACTATAACATATTTAAATAATTAATAAAACCCCCTTTTATGTAAATAACTGGGGGTTTTGATATTTATAGTTAAATACTTTTATGGGTTTTACTAAAGAACAAGTAATGTTGGAGTATGTCAAATGTATGAAGGACACTCCATACGCATTAAAAACATATCTACAAACTTACGATAATACGGTATCTCAATATGTCCCACTACAATTGTTTCCCGATCAGATATCATTATTACAAGATTACGAAGATTTTAATGAGAATATTGCACTTAAATATCGTCAGGCCGGTGTATCAACGGTGACTGCGGCTTGGGTGTCTAAAAAATTGGCATTTGCAAAAAAAAACAAACCTGAAAAAATTCTAATTATTGCCAACAAATTGGATACGTCGTTAGAGATGGCGAATAAAATTAGAGGGTTTGTTGGACAATGGCCGAAATGGGTGGGAATTGATTTTGCCGCGGAAAAAAATTCACAAAAACATTATAAATTAAACAATGGATGTGAGGTTAAAGCGGTGGCAACATCAAAGGATGCCCTTCGTGGATTTACACCTACGGTTCTTATATTTGATGAGGCGGCGTTTATTGAAGCCGACAGTGATTTTTGGGCGGCTTGTATGGCATCCCTATCCACAGGGGGTAAAGTGATTGTGGTATCAACACCAAATGGATACGATCCAATCTATTACGAAATATATGATCAGGCGTTAAGAAATATGAATGACTTTAAAATTACAGAAATGTATTGGTTTAGAGACCCTCGTTATACGAAGGATTTATATTTGGTTAAAACTGAAGATATAATTCATTATCTATTAAATAAAGAAGAATATACTGACGAACAGATATTAAGTTGGGAAGGAATTCCATTTGAAACGAGAAACTATGATGACCTTAAAGCAATAATGGATACTGGGTATAAACCTTGTTCCGATTGGTTTGAAAAAATGGTTAAGAAACTTAAATACGATAAACGTAAAGTTTCTCAAGAGTTAGAATGTAACTTCCTTGGATCGGGGGATAATGTATTTGATTCAAAAATGTTACAAACAATTCGTGAGAATATGCTTAAAGAACCCCAAAATAAAATGATGGGCAATTCTTTATGGATATGGAAGGAACCAGTTATTGGACACAAGTATATAATGGGGGTTGACGTTTCTCGTGGGGATAGTGAGGATTTTTCAACAATACAAATTATTGATTTTGATGAACGAGAACAAGTTTTGGAGTATATTGGAAAAATTCCACCTGATGTTTTGGCTGAAGTTGCATATAAATGGGGTAATATGTATTCCGCCTTTATTGTGGTGGATATTACCGGTGGAATGGGTATTGCAACATCAAGAAAACTACAAGAACTTGGTTATAAGAATATGTATGTTGATGGTGTTGATTTAAGTAATACTTGGAAATATAATCCAAAGGCACTTGATAAAATCCCAGGTATTAATTTTAACAATAAACGAGTTCAAATTATTGCGGCATTTGAGGAGGGAATGAGACATAAGTTTAGAATGTATAGTTCAAGATTGTTTAATGAGATGAACACATTCGTATATGTTAACGGTAGACCGGATCACCAAAAAGGACATCACGATGATTTAATTATGTCAATTGCGATGGCACTATACGTTGGAGAATCTTCGTTTTCAAGTTTAGAAAAGGTAACCGAACAAACAAAGGCGATGTTGGATTCTTGGACTGTAAGTAATAATGAATCAGTTAAAAATGTGATAGATTTTAACCCCGTAATCCCCCATATGAATCAAGATAGATTTAGAGACAATTCAAGTGCGAGTAGAAAGGATTATGAAACCTATGGGTGGTTATTTGGGAGTAGATAATATTTATAATAAAATATAGTATGGGATTACAAAGTAGAAAAAGATCAGGTAAACTTATTGCCGGTAGTACAATGATAGTACCGGGACAACCCATTTTAAGTGCGAAAAAATTTGAGATAACATTCTCAAATAAAAAAGGTTCTTTACCCGAATCGTATAGTGAACAATTAACAAGTTCGGGAAATACATCTAACACTTAATTCTATACTTATTAATAAAAGTAATTAAAATTATATAAATAAAATTAAATAGTCAATATGGAACAAAATCAAAATAATCTAACTATTTGGCAAAGATTATCTCAAGCATTTGGTCCGAATTCTTTATTAGGTCAAGATTTACCAACATACAAAGTAGATAAAACAGAGTTATTAAGAACCACAGATAAAAAAGAATACGAACTTGAAAAATTACAAACTCAACAGTCAATGTACCTATCGGGACAATGGGCAAAAATTGAGAATAACTTATATACACAAGCGGTATATTACGAACCAACAAGATTAGCATCATTTTATGATTATGAATCAATGGAGTTTACTCCCGAAATTTCTACCGCATTGGATATCTATTCTGAAGAATCTACAACTGCTGATCAAGATGGGTATATATTACAAATCTATTCAGAATCAAAAAGAATAAAAGGAATATTAGCAGATTTATTTAATAATGTATTAGATATTAATACCAATCTTGCTATGTGGACAAGAAATACTTGTAAATATGGTGATAACTTTGTCTACTTAAAACTTGATCCTGAAAAAGGGATAGTTGGTTGTATGCAATTACCTAATATTGAAATTGAACGATTGGAAAGGGGTATGGCGGCAAAATCAATAAATGCAGAAGTTGATCCAAAATCAAAAGGTTTAAGATTCCATTGGAAAATTAAAGATATGGAATTTAACTCTTGGGAGATTGCTCACTTTAGATTATTGGGTGATGATAGAAAACTTCCTTACGGTACTTCTATGTTAGAAAAGGCAAGACGTATATGGAAACAATTATTATTATCTGAAGATGCAATGTTAATTTATCGTACATCAAGAGCTCCTGAACGAAGAGTATTTAAGGTGTTTGTTGGTAATATGGATGATAAAGATGTTGAACCATATGTACAACGTGTTGCAAACAAATTCAAACGAGATCAAGTGGTGGATTCAAAAACAGGTAATGTTGATATGAGATTTAACCAAATGGCGGTAGATCAAGATTATTTTGTCCCTGTAAGAGACCCGGCACAAACAATGCCAATTGAGACATTACCAGGAGCTCAAAACTTATCTGAAATTGCGGATATTGAATATATTCAAAAGAAATTAGTAACCGCATTAAGAGTACCTAAAGCATATTTAGGATTTGAGGAAGTTGTTGGAGATGGTAAGAATCTATCATTACAAGATATTCGTTTTGCAAGAACTATTCATAAGATACAAAAAAGTATGATTGCCGAAATGAATAAAATTGCAATCATTCACCTATACTTATTAGGATTTGAGGATGAATTACAAAACTTTACATTAGGACTTACAAATCCATCTAAACAAGCGGATCTATTGATGATTGATGTGTGGAAAGAAAAAGTTCTTTTATATAAAGATTTGGTTACTGAAATCCCTAACACAATCCAACCAACATCCGCAACTTGGGCTAAAAAACACATTTTTGGATTCTCCGATGAAGATATTAAATTGGATGTTCAACAAATTAGATTAGAAAGAGCGGTTGCCGCAGAACTTACTAATACCCCAACAATAATCACACATACAGGTATGTTTGATACTGTTGATAAATTATACAAAAGTAAATCAGGAACAACCCAAAATGCGGCACCACCAGCAGAGGGGGGTGAACCACCTATGGGAGGGGGAATGCCACCTATGAGTCCTGATATGGGGGGAGGTTCTGATATGGGGGGTGAGGCACCACCACCATTACCGGAAAATAAAGAAAAAAATAATTTAAATATTTTGTTAGAAAGTGACGATTTCCACGAGGATTCTTACATTGATTTAGGTAAAGCGAGAAATTCTTTAGGTTCAATGGAAGATGCATTGAGCAAATTGTTAAGAGATTGATATTTATAAATAAAAACGATTATGAAATTTGGTTTATTAAAATCACAGATAGAAAATATGTTAATTGAATCATATAAAAATGAGTCAATGAAAAATAATATGTTTATTTTTAACGAGTTAGTTCTTAAAAATAAAAACATTAGTAGAGTGTTCTACTTATACGATGAATTAAATTCTAATAAAGGACTTAATGAGTCCGTTGCAAGTGAATTTGTAAATCAAAGCGTAATTGTTTATGAAAACTTAATCAATAAAATTAACCCTAAAGAATTGAAAGAAATTCAAATGTGGGTGGGACATATTCAGTGTGAGAATACTTACACATTGGTTGATGATTTATTCTCTAACAATGTGACAAATTTAGAATCTAAAATTAAAAGTAAAAACACAATTTTAGAAAACCTAAAAACCGAACCAAAGAAAGAAAAAGAAATCGTTAATGTTCCAATAAAAACTATGGTTAATGTTGCAAATAAAACGGCATCAAATTATATTGAAAGTTTAACCGAATCGGATAAAACCGAATTAAAGAAACTTTTATCTTCAGACGATGAAACTATAAAGGAGTCCTACTTCATCCTAAAAGGAAAAGTAATCTCTAAATTAGAAACACTACAAGAAGGAGAGCAAGATAATGAGGTAACTAATAGAATAGACGAAACAATACAAAAAATTCAAAACGAATCTTTTGATAAAGTTGGATATTTTAAGTTACGAAAACTGAATGAGAATCTTTAATCGTTCATAAATTGTTGACGATAAATAGCTCTTTTCTTAACATCTCTTTTAGTGATTGACTTCTTTTTAAATTCTTTTCTACTATTAAGAAAGGAATTTTGACGTGTCTTAATAATCTTACTTTTTAGTTCTTTAAGGGCTTTCTCAATTTCCCCATTCTTATTCACCTTAACTATTAACATTACATTTTTTTAACGATTTATTCATATTTGATATATATCTCAAAATTACTTATTTTTTAATAAAATAAACGAGACAGTATGAGAAATATTTATGAAAAAAGGGAAAACCGCAAAAATTAATGGTTTTAGAACATCAAAAGTAATCTATGGGACGGTAGATTCAAAAGAATTTAAATCACTTTATCTTAATTTACAAACTTGGGCGGAACCAAAAGAAGATTATGAAAATTGGGTGAGAATCACACAGAATATGAGTAGATCAATTAAACATTCGGTGTATGATAACATAGATAAGACACTATTTGATGATAAATTTATTATTGATATGGACTTAAGAACAAGTGGTTTACATATGAAGAAAAAATCATTCTTAAATCTTGAGATAAATCTATTTTTAATAGACGAGGTGGATTTCAAAGATATAAAATTAAAAAGAAAGTTAAAAAGTATTATCAAAGGAATTTACGACGATGTATTAAATAAAAATGAATATTTTAAATTTTATTTGACAAAAAATGGGAATATAAAAAAACCAAAGGTAAAAATGGAG